CGGTGGTCGCCGTATCATTACATCAGGACAAGAAATTAGATTCCATGGTTGTGATGAACCAACAAAATTAAAATCAACAGAATTTGAGGAAGGATACTGTAGATATATTTTATATGAGGAAGCTGAGGAATTCGCTGGTATGGATGAAATACAAAGTGTTAATATTTCATTAGCCAGAGGTCCAAAATCAATAATAATGTATACTTATAATCCACCTCCAAGTAAACAACATTGGATCAATATTGAAATGATAAAAGAATATCCTGATCGAATTAGAATTCATTCAGATTATACAACTGTTCCATCTAAATGGATTAACCAAAGACAAATAAATACTATAGAACGTATGAAAAGAGAAAATTATGAAAAGTATTTAAATATTTATGAAGGACAAGTAACTGGAACAGGTGGCGAAGTTTTTAGAAATGTTAAACCTTTAAATATGAATGATATTCCATATATGATAGAGGATTTTGACAGAATTTACAATGGATTAGATTTTGGATCAGCTCATCCAACAGTATTTACAAGAAATTATTTATATGAAAATGATTTGTATGTATTTGATGAAATTTATAGAAGGGATATTTTGAATAAAGAATTGAAAAAAGAAATTGATAAAAGAATATCCTTTGAAGAACTTATAAAAGGTGACAATGCAGCTAGAAACCAAATAAGAGAACTATGTAACATGGGATTAAATGTTATACCATGTACAAAAGTCAAGGGAAAAGATGGTAGGGATCATAGTTTTAAATGGCTGCAAAATCTTTCAAATATTTATGTTGATCCTAATAGATGCCCAAATACATTTAGAGAATTAAATTCTTATATGTCCAAAAGAAATAAAGACGGAATAATAGTAGAAGAATTTCCAAAATTAAATGATGATTGTATAGATTCAATCAGATATGCATTAGATGAACATATATTCGTTGATGGCTGGACCGTACCGAAAGTTAAACCTGTATATTATTAATCGAGGAGGTGAGCAACATTGGATAAGGATACAATATTAGAAGCAATTGATAAATTTAAAGCATCTAAAGATTATAAAGATATACTGGAAGCTGAAAGATATTATGAAAGTAAATCTAAAATTAAGAATAGAATATTTAATTATTTTTATAATAATTCATTAAAAAAAGATCCATACAGAGCAAATAATCGAATCGCCAATAACTTTTTCAAAATGATAGTGGATCAAAAAGTAAGTTATTGTGTTGGAAAAGATATTACATTTGAAGATTATGAGCCATTATTAAATATTAATGACTTTATTGATGAATCAGCAGAGGAAGCTAGTATCAAAAAAAAATCCTGGTTACATATTTATATTAATGGATTATCTGAATTAAGTTATAAAATAATACCAACTGAAGAAGTTATTCCATATTATAATGATTTAGATGAATTGATATTCTTAATTAGATTTTACAAAAAGAATAATAAAGAATATGTTGAAACTTATGATAATAAAATCAAATCTACTTTTATATTAACGGCAAGACATGAACTCGAGTTTCAAAATAAAATCAATCATGTTTTAAGTAAGGATCAGGAAAAGCAAGATAGTGAATTATCATTTGGCAGAGTTCCATTTATTTGTTTATCTAACACTAAAAGAAATTTAAATGATTTAGAAATTATAAAGGATCTAATTGATGCTTATGATATTTGTTTAAGTGATTTTGCAAATAATTTTGAAGATTTCCAGGATATTATTATTAAATTAGTTAATTATAAAGGAAATACAAAAACAGAAGCGGATCTAGGTCAATTATTAGAATCTATAAAAAAATATGGCATAATTAATGTTGATGAAAATGGTAATGTAGAATTTCTAACAAAAGAAATACCAGTCGCCGCAAGAAAAGAATTTTTGGAAACAATAAGGAAGAATATCTATCTGTTTAGTCAAGCGGTTGACACCGATACATTAACAGGATCAAATTTAACTAATATAGTAATTAAAAGTAAATTTGAAAGCTTGGATCAAAAGGCAAATAAATTTATTAAACAACTTAAAATGTTTATTAAAGAAATAATGATTTTTGAGAATATTTTTAGAAAATTAAAAAATTTGAAGGAATTAGATATTAATAAAGCAAAGATTATATTTAATAAGAGGTTATTAATTAATGAATCTGAATTAATTGATAATTTGGTTAAAAGTGATGATATGTTATCTCAAGAAACCAGGACCATGTTAAACCCATATTCTACTGAGGACGAATATAATAAACTTAAAAAAGAAATGAATGGAGGGTCAGAAGGAAATGAAGATCCAGAAGGTGATTAATGATTTATTTGAATATGTGAATAAAAGATTATTGTCTTTGAAACCATTTTTTATAAAAGTTATGGTCAAGCCTGTAAAATCAATTAAAGATTATTTTGATAGATTATTTAGGGTTTTAGCGAATGATACACATAAAAACTTACTTAAAAGATTTAATATTAAATATAATGAAATAAATTTTGAAGCTGTAATAACTAAATATAATTTTAAGAAAAGAATAGACAATCATTTATTAAAACTTCAAAAGAAAATTAATATTATATTTAAAAATGTTAGTAAAGAATTTAAATTAAATATTAAACAAATATCTACTAATTTTGAAAAATATGTAAAAAAATCGACTGCAGAATTGAAAAAAGGATTTAAAACATTTTATAGAAGGATTAGATTTATAAAAAATCAAGAATCCCATAGAATAAAAGAAAATGTAAAATCTATTACAGCAAAAATAATAAATAAAAAAGTAAGAGTTGGTTTGGAATGGATTTCAAAAGGTGATAAAAAGGTTAGAAAAGAGCATACTATACTTGATGGACAAATTAGAACTATATCAGGAACTTTTAATTACCATGGCTATGAAACAAAATTTCCTGGAGGTTTTGGGATATCAAGATTAGATTTAGGCTGTAGATGTAAGACAAGAATCGTAAGATTATAAACTTTTTAGCTAAGAAGTTTAAAAATTAAGTGGAACTAACACCACTATAAAAAATAATTTTCAGACTAAGGTCTATAAATAGGAGGAAAAATATGGATTGGTTAAAAGAACTATTAGGCGAACAACTGTTTGCAAAGCTAGAAAAAAGTGAATTTTATAAGGAGTTTGGGCAAAAACTCAAAGGTAAATATCTTTATGATAGTAAAAAGCATATGCCTAAAGAAGAATTTAACAAGAAAAATAATGACTTAAAAGATTATAAGAAACAATTAGAAGATACAAAAGCATTATATGAAGCTGAGAAAAATAAATATAAAGATATGATTACAGCTGACGACCATAAAGCAAAATTAGCAGATATGGAAAAAACATTTAAAAGTGAAATGGAATCAAAAGAATCAGCTTTTCAACTACAAATTGAAACCAGGGAAAAAGAATTTGAAAATGCTACTAAATTATCATTAGCTGAACAAATGTTAATTGATAATGGTGTTAGTAAAGAGGATGCAGATCTTTTAATAAATAAAGTTTCATTGGATCAATTGGTTGTCAAAGAGGGTAAAATTTTAAATGAAGATAGTATTATATTGCCTATGAAAGAAAAATATAAAAAATATTTTGGAAACTCAAATGTTGTTGGTACACCTCCAGTCGGTGGATCGAAAACTAATTCTAATATGTTTGAAGAAGCTTTAGAGGAAGCTAAGAAAAGTGGCGATATAGCAAGGGAAATTTCAATTCAAATGCAGTATGATGACTGGAAAAAAAATAATTCGTAAGGAAGTGTAATAATGGCTTATACAGGATTAGATACCAGTAATTACGCTGGTAATATTTTTAAATTAGGTAAAATTAGAGCCCCATTTTTGGCAAAATTACTAAATATACCTGTTGATATGACTAATTGGAATATTATGACAGCTATTTCAGCGGGAAAAGTAAGAATTGTAAACTCTAATTTATTTACAGTAGCACAAACATCAAGTATTACAGCTCCAGCACAAACAAGAGTTGTTGCCGAAGATGACAGTAGAACTCCGACACCTACTACATATACAAGAGGACAGGATACAAATGCCATCCAGGTCCATCAACAAGTTGCAGAAGTACCAGATATTAAAGAATCTAACTATGGTCAAAGAGCTGGATTAAATGTTAATGAACCCATTCAACCAGTTAGCGAACTTGATTTTCAGGTCCAATCTAATATGACACAGATAGCAGTAGATTTAAATTATTCATGTCTTAATGGTAGTTATCAAGCGGCTGCTGCAAGTACAGCGGGTAAAACAAGAGGTTTAGCAAATGCAATTTCAACTAATAATGTTGCGGCTGCATCGGCTGATTTAGAAAAAGCAATGGTTAATGAAATACTTAGGACTATGCAATTGGCAGGAGCCCCATTAATGGATATTGTTTGCGTATGTTCAGGTATTCAAATTGAAAGAATGAATGATATTTATGGTTATCCAGTACAGAGTAATTCCCAAGGTGGATATAATATACAAAGAATATCAACACCATATGGCGACTTTACATTAATAAATGATTATAATACTCCAACTGATGAGGTATATTTTACTGAAATGTCGGATCTAAAAATTGTTATTCAACCTTTGCCATCTGGTTTAGCAGTAGTGGAACCATTAGCAAGAACAGGAGCAAGTAATAAAATTCAAATTCTATTACAGGCTGGTTTGGATTATGGTCCAGAAGAACATCATGGGTCAATAACTGGTTTATCAACTTCATAATAAAATCTTGGAACTAATGTATTAAATAAATTTAATACTACAGGAGGAATATAAATGAGTACAAATTTAAAGACTAAAATAGAACAAAAAGTAAAAAACCCTCAGATTAGAGAGTTATTATTAGAAATATTTGATAATGCAGTAGGTCACGATCATGACGGACTGAATTCAAAGGCTATCAGTGAATCGGCGGGTATTCCTGGAACTCCAGTAAACGCCGTTGCTGCTGTAGGTACTTTAACATTATCAGGTGTTGTAATTGATGGTGAGACTGTCACTATTGATGGTGATGTTTACGAATTTTTGGCAGATGCAGCACAAACAAAAACATCAGCTAGTAATATAGCTGTTGATATTACATCTCATTGTACAGCTGCCCAAGGTACATTGACTATTACCGATCAAGTTAGTGCGGATGAATCATTTGTTATAGGTAGTACTACCTATACTTTTAAAGCTGTTGCTGATGAAGCTGGTGAAATTGCAATCGGTGTTGATGAAGCAACCACAAAATTAAATATAGTGGCTGCTATAAATGGTACCGATTTAATCAATAGTGCCCATCCTGATGTAAGTGCTGCTGATTTTGTAGGTGATGATTGCGTTATTACTGCATTAGTCGGCGGCACAGCTGGGGATTCAATAGTATTTACTGAAGATATTACAAATGGATCGGTTGATGGTGCTGGTACTTTAGGAACTACACAAGCGGGTGCAGATTGTACAGCTGCTAACGCTGATGGTGCATTAATTGGAGCAGACGAAGGAACAACTTATTCATTATCACAAGGAACTGGAACAAGCGTAACCGTAACAGCTGCAACAAAAGGAACAGCGGGTAATTCAATTGCAGTAAGTGAAAGTATGGCAAATGGTACTTTTGGTAGTGAAATAACAACTCTAGGTGACACTGTTGCTGGGGTTGATGGTACTGTAGGAAATAAAGGTGATGTTAAGTTTGATGGTTCTTATATGTATTTATGTACTGCAAATAATACAGTTGCTGGGGCTAATTGGGCAAGAGCAGCCATTACAGTTGGTTATTAATTGAGGTGTTTATAATATGATGGAAAACAATTTACAGGAATTTATAAATAGATTTCGATTCAATAAAAGAGAATTTTTAAATTCCGCTGGTGAATTTGGTAGAAGTAAAATGGATCATCATGTTGCGGTAGATACTGGATATCTAAAAAGTAGAAATGATTTTAATACAAATGGTGTTGATGTATTACAATTTATCAATGATACGTCTTATGCTGGATATCAGGAATTAGGTACTTACAAAATGAGAGCCCATCCATTCGTAAGACCATGTGTTTTCAATTATATTCCAAAATATCAGCAATTAGCCAAAGAACTAGGTCGGGGATTATGATAATAAATTTAGAGGGGAATGATGTAAATGATGTCACTAGTTAAACTTATGGAATATATAAAGGCTAGAATTGAAAGCGTTGTAAGTTCTGGAATAGATGTATATTCTGAGGAAGCTGATACAGATGCAGATTTCCCTTATATAGTTTTTAAATTACCTAGTTCTAATATGGAAACATTATATAAAGATAAATGGGTATTAGAAATTGATTTTTGGGATAATACAGGAAATTCAACTAATATCGGGATTGCTTCAGAAGCCGTAAAAGATTCATTACATGGATCATATCAAACAGAGTCAGAAGGATTTTTTAGAAGTTATAAAATATTTGAGGGGATTATTCCAGATGATACACCAAAAATAAAGCGGATTCAACATAGATACGAAGTGCATTTATATTAAAGTAAAGGAGGTAATATTTATATGCAAGGAACATTTAAAAGTTCATCACCAGCAGTAAATGGTAGTGGTACCGTATTTAGCGAATGTTATCTATTTGCTAATTGGGGACTTCCAGAAAAAAAAGAACTCGGTATTATAAAAGGAAAATGTAAAGCCGATATTGAAAGAGCTATAACAATCCATAATTCCAATGGTCATTATGGTATAGTATTGGATGAAAATGGCGTACCTTTAGTAAGTACCGATAAAATTACAGGTAAAATAAGTGCGGATCTAGTAGCATTAAAAGCAGAAAATAAAAAACGACTTAATTGGTGTGAAGATTCGACTAATACTGTAGATTCAATTTGGGAAAATAATGATTGGGGCGGTAATGGTGGTACTTATGCAGAAGAATCAACCATTGTTAATAATGGTTTATTGTCCGCTAAAATGACAACTGATACTGATACATACGGTATACATACCGTTTTTAGTTCAGCAAAAGATTTAACTGTTTTTGATAATAGCGAATCCTCTGTTAGTGCTGATTACATAGGGTTTAGTATCTATATAGCATCTCAAGATTTAACAGATTTAGATGCCGCTGCCTTAAGATTATATTTTCATAATGATGATGAAGGTACATTGACAAATGGATATTATAAAGATATTGCGGTCGGTGATTTGGTTGCCGATTCATGGAATAATTTCTTAATTGCTAAATCTTCATTTACTCAAGTAGGATCTGGAGCATGGACAGGTGTAAAAGGTATAAGTCTTGTTATTGCTGGATCACCATCAGCCGAAGTAATAGCATACATTGACTCTATATCATTAATACAGGCTGAAACTCAATCAGAGATCTTACCAGTTAATGGCGGTTATGGTATAACTTGTACAGATGAAAGCACTTATTATAAATTAATAGGTCGTATTAATATAGAAAATGATGAATATTATGAAAATGTAGCGATTATAACTTCGACACATGACGGACTTCCTATTGTTATTGTATTTGAGAATTCATTGATAGTAAATGATATTGAATTATCAATGCCAGGTAATAGAGAAGATGTTGTAACACCAATGGAATTTGTTCCTCATTATGGAGACGAAAAAGAGGATGAAGTACCAATCAAATTTTACTTTTATACATCTGGAACAGTAGCGGAGGTGATTTCATAATGGCTAAAAATACATGGACACCGTCGGTTGCATTAAGTAAAGATATTTTATTAGGTCATGGGAAGATCTTCAAAGATCTTGACGAAGTTACAGAAACAGAAATGGGACCTACTATGGGCGGTTGTAAATATAAAGCTGGTAGAACACTAAAATTAATAGAATATGATGGAGCATATGGACCTAAAAAAGGAATGCAAAAAGTCGAGGTCTGGAAACCTCAATTAATTTTAAATATGTTGAAAATAGATTATTTAAATTCTTTTTATGGTATTCCTCATACTGTTAGTGATGGAACAGATGTAAACGGAAATACTTATAAAAAAGTTATACTTAGGTTAAATTGGTTATCTACTGATATTTTAACTAATATAGCATTCGTTGGGGAAAAACATGACGGATCACCTATAACCATTTATTTATATCGGGCAATGGATATTACACCAACTATATCATATGAATTTGGAGAAAAAGGGGAAATAAAAACAGAAAGAACCTTTGAAGGTGCTTATGCAAGTACGACAGCTATTACACCACCGTTTCAAATTAATCAAACAAATCCTACTTAATTAAAAGAAAGTGAGTGACTATAAAATGGAAAATGCAAACAAAGAAAAGGACATGATAGACCGTTTAACAGACAATCCGAAAATAAGACAACTTACTATAAGTGAATTAGCACTAGTAAGCGATATATCAAGGTTAATGGGTTTAAAAATTTATCAGGGTTTTTTCGTAAAGTATTGTATAAAAACATATAGCGATAAAACACTAACAATTAAACAAAAACAAATTATTTTGGCTACAGATGTTTTAACATTTATACAAGATAATTGGGGCAAGGCTCATAATGAAATTGTAAAATTAATTTCATTGCATAAAGAAAAACCTATTGAAGAAGTAGAAAAATTCACAATAGATGATTTGATAACATATGTTTTTGAATTAATCGAAGCTATAACACCAATTAGATTACTTAAAAAATTAGGAATGAATATTGATGATATCAAAGGTTTATTTAAATTTTCTGATAAGGATCTAGAAAGTGTTA